TGGTAGGATATAAGGATTTCTAATCGGTTCACCTGTTTTTGGATCTTTAAATTGTTCATTTTCTATAGTAAATCTCCAATTTTTATAAAAATAACCAGGATCAGCATTGGGTTGTAATGATTCTTCTAAATCATTACTAGTACCTATAAGTTCAGTAGCCGTTAAGCTACCAGATATATTTCCTAATAAATCATCTTTAACATCATCTAAAGATTCTTGTGTAATAATTGGACAATTATCCTGTAATTCAATAACTGATTTAGATAATTGTAAAAATGTTAAAAGGGGATTTAAAATTAAAGTTAATGAATTGACTTTTTCTATAGTAGTATTAAGAGATTTAGCCATAATAGATATAGCTTTTGGAATTGTTTTTAAATTAGATTTTGCTAATGATAATAACTTATCCATACTATCTAAAGTTGCAGAATAAATAGTTAAAATATTAGCAGGTATTCCAACCCCAGCAACTGCTACAGGAAAAGGAAGTACTTTAATTGTTGTTATTATTCCTGAAATGGTATTTACTGTTGATGTAACATCACCAATTGAATTATTTAATTTATTTACAGGTTTTTGAAGTTCTATTAATTGATCTTTTATAGCATTAGTAGTTACATATATCTCTTCTACATCTGTAGATATTGTATTTATTAATCTTGTAGATGATTCTCTTTTCTGTACTGATATTAATGGTTGCTCACAAATTGTGTTGGGGTTAATTATAGAATCAGGATCTACAGTTATTTCTCCTCTTAACATTGCAGGTATATTAACAGGAATTGAAGATGGATCTAAACCTGTTTCTTCTAATAATTCTAATCCTTTATCTAATACTTTTGATTTTAATTTATCTACAGTTCTATCTAATCTACCTGAGTTTTTAGCAACAGATGTTATTTGTCTTATAATTACTGAATCTAAACCCATTACTTACTAGTTGTTATTGTTGATTTATAATTTTTAATATTATTTAACATTTTTGATGCTGATGTTGTTACTTTTACAGCTGCTGGTGAAATATTTAATAAAGGGGGAGATACTAATCCTGGTCCTCCTATTGGAGATTGTAATGCTTTAGATAATGAAGATAAATTTCTACATAATGTTTCAAAATCACTTAAAAACTTATTACCTAATATAACAGGCTCAGTAGCATTTTTATCACCTAAAGCTATTTTATTGGATTTAACTGTAAATGAAGGAGAATCAATATTAACATTATTTATTGAATTTAAATTAATTGAATCATTTGAACTTAATAATATTGAATCTGACTTTGAATTTAATAATAATCTACCAGAATTTAAAATAATTTGTTCTCCATCATATTCATTAACTGATGTTGGAGGAGAATAATAAGATAAATAATTTGAAGATGCTACATTTATTGGTATTAATTGAGTTGAGGTCAAATAAATACTAGAAGCATCTGTATTAATATCTTCTACTTGTGGTACCCATGTAGGTGTATCTTCTTCATGTTGTCCATTTTTTAATATCATTATAGGATCACCATCTACTCCACTATTAGACCAAGGATTTGGTATTATACTTCCAGATACAGTGGAACCAAATCTAAAAGATTGACCCCATCTTCCTTCATATATTATATCACCCTCATAAGGTTGTAAATTTCTTGTATCTATTCTTTCATCAAATGTATCTCCTAAGTCAATTTCAGTTCCTCCATCAGTAACTCTTCTTGTAGTACCTCCTTCTATTTGTTGATAATCCCCAGTTTGACCTTCATTACTATTAATAGGGTCTGGTATAGCATTATGATGAACACTATTCCATATATTAACAGGTTGAAAATAGTAAAAACTAACACTATTTACATTAGATTGTACATTATTACTAGGTAAAGATATTATATAAACTATTTCATTTTCTAATGGTATATTAGACATATTAGGAAATAAAGGAAGTGCAAAACTATCTGATGTAAAATCAGGATTTGGATTTGGATTATTTAATAATGTAAAAAATATACCTCCTATAGATTGGTATTCTCCAAAAATTTTAAATGCTGTTGGTTGAGTTTTACCTTCAAGCATAGCATAAATAACCCTTGCTGCAAATACCCCGGCCTTACTACTTTTAATAGAAGGATTAGGTGATAGTGCAGATAAAAAGTCATTAACTTTAGGCATTATTTTTTATTAATTTGTAATTTTTCCATTTCTATTAATAATGCTTCTTTTTCATCATCTGTTATTCCTATTCCTCCATCTTCATTAGAATTATTAACTACTCTTTGAATAATAGTAGCCATTTTAATTAAAGCATCATCATTTTTAACACCAATTTCCATATATTCTTTAATTAATGGTACTATAAGAGTAGCATCTCCAATTTCTTGGATTAATGGTTTTAATTCTGATATTAAAGCTGTTACTTGTTCTGATTTTTTCTTTTGGTTATTATATATTTCTTCTAAAATATCCGAGAATTTTTTATCCCCAAAAATAACTGAATCTAATTGGCTCATAATTTTGGTTATAAATATAAGAAAATTAAACCTTTGAGGTAGGATAATAACCTTGTTCTAAATAAAATAAATATTTTTTCTTAAAAATACCATACAAAACATTTGCTATTTTAGTAATCTTTGGAGTTTTTACATCAATCATTTCTCTAATGTAAATATAAAGGGCTTTTTTATTAAATACATCTATTGCATCTCTTTTTCTAAATAATTCAAGTATAGCATCTGCTATTTTAGCATCATTTCCTTTTGGAAAAATTTTATATATTCTATCTGTACAATCTTTTACATATATATCTATAAAAAATGAAAGTTTATCCTCATATTTATATCCTTGATTAGATAATTCATCACCTTCAAAAGCACCTTCAGTAACTTTATCTAAATTATCTTCCATTTTTTGTGAAGACATAAATCCGGGTTCAGAAAAATCTAAATTAGAATAATTAGCTAAATCTGTTATTTGTATATTTTTAATTTTATTCCCATAATTTTTAGTATTATATACTATTAACCATCTTTTAACTATAGTACCAAAATATGAATATGCTTTAGCTCCATTTGCAGGATTAAATAAATGGATTTTTGATAATAAGAATGTTATTAATTCATGTTGTAAATGTTCTAAATTTTCAACTTCAGTATAATAAAACTTAAAAGTATGGATTATATTTTGTGTAAGTTTAAAAAAAGGATAATGAATATGGTCTTGATATATATCACTTCTTTCATCAGCATCTTTAATAGGATCTAAACTATTATATTTAACTATATTTGCTTCTGTTTCTTTGGAAAAATATACTCGTCCTTTTCTTTCTCTTTTATTCTTCTCAATTATATGGTCCATTTATTCTTAGATTTTTTTAATATTAAAATCATTAAGAATATTTTGAATTTGTTTAATTGTTTTAAAGAAATGTCCTACTTCATCATCACCTTCAAATGAGCCCTTAATGTCTATTTTTTTTATTTTTTCATCCGAAACCTCGATTACTCTAGATATATTATCTAAATATTTAAGATATCCTAGTAGAATATCTTCTTGTTTTTCATTTTTACGTAATAGATTAATAGTCGTGAAAGTAAACACCACGACTATTATTGATAGTATCACTATTGTTGTTATCATAATTTATCAAATATGTTTTTAAGCCCCTCGCTTTTAATAGTTCCTAAAGCTTTATTTTTTATAGGTGACTTTTTATTGGTATTTAATGTATAATTATTTTTTGGCTTATCCACTTCATTCTTAAATTTAGGTAACCATTCTATTTCGAATTCAATTCTAGCCGCCATCATATCTGCTTGATGTAATATAAAGGGTAATGAAGTTCTTGGTTTTTGCTCTGGCATCCATCCTTTTAAGTATTTATCATTTGCTGAGTCATATAACCCATCGTGTGTTTGAATAGCTACCATTTCATTGAATGTATATTTAATATCATTATCTTGGAGTAAAAATAAACCTCTATCAGGTACTGCTGAAAATGCTAATTTTTTATTAAACATATAATCTTCACCTAATTTATCTTTTCTCCATTTATCTGTTTGTGGGATGTATGATTCATGATCTTCATCACCCATTTTTCCTAAATCATGATTAATAGCTGAAAATACTAATTCTTCAATAGTAAAAGTACTAATATCTGCACCTTCATCTTTCCATAAATTATATTGTTTAAGAGCACATCTAACTACTCTATTAACATGATCTACATACCCTCCTGGGAAAGCATTATGATATTCTTTTTTATGAGCTGCGGGCATTAATATTAAACGTTCTTGGAATTTAGTATAAAATGCTAATAATTGTGTTTGTCTATCACCCTTAATATATTTTATTATATTAGAATGGAATTCTTCCCAATTAGATTGTATTTGTTCTGCTGATAGTTTCATAACTTTTATTTTTTGTTTATCCGTTTCTTAATGGTGATCCTTCTCTTTCTAAAG